CCTTGCTTACCCCCTCCGTAATAGTCTTCTTGGCGGCGGCATCCACAGCCTCTTTACTCAAAGCCGATTTGAAGGCTTCCGGCGTCATCTGCGAAATGCCGGGGGTTCCGGCAGCAGCCTTGGCTACAGAACCAACCCCACCTAAGGCAGAACCGATACCCGCACCGCCGTATGCACCTAAGCCAGCCGTCAAGCCCTTGCCTAAGTCACCTGTACGTATAGTCTCGCCTGCACCCACAAGGCCAGCCGCCGCAAGGGGACCAACACCGGGAATAAATGACAGACCTACGCCGAGCAAAGTCGGCAGAAGTTTCTTGAGGAACGAGGCTTCGTAAAGGCCCGTATCGGGATTGATGGACAGGCTACCGCCCGCTGCCATCGCAAGATTCTGGAGTCCCCGAACTTCGTTGGGAGACATATGGACAAGCATCGAATCCCCGTCTCGACCTTGCGAGGACAAGAGAGATGCAATGCCACCTGAAGGATAGTTCATGTTCATACTTCCCCCACGGGGTCAAGTTTTACGAATAGTATCATGTCTGGCCTCTTGACGAGACCCACGTAACTGTGATGATTACGGAAGGAATCTCAGGGATATTGCCACTGGCCGGGGCAGCCAAAAGGATCACGTTAGTATCTGGAGACTGCCAAGCCAATTCAATGTAGTCACCTTCCGTCAGGGTAAACACCCAATTCCATGCAGCCACGACTTCGTTGTTCGGACCATCGACGACCATCTTAGTAGCCGAGTGCGCTACGCTCTGTCCGTTAAGTCGAATCCAGATAAAAACGTCGCTCGCCCCGCCGCCCGTTTTATCTAACTGAGCCGAGAACGAAATGTCGTATACGCCGGTCTGCGTAATGAAGATTTTGGTGGTGTCTTTCTGGACAGCGTACGCTGTACCGCCACCAGAGTCGTAGATACTGTCCCACTTCATCAAGTTGACTTGATCGGCTACCGGATTCGTCTGCGTCGTCGTGTCATAGAACGAGCCATGCGGCACCGGAGCATTGACCTTGTTGCTCAAGCCTGTGAAGAAAAGACGTAGGATGTTTGTTAACTGATCTTGATATCTACGCTCGTATTCATTCGGCGCAACAGGAAGACTCGGCGGGACTACGTTCTGCGTGTTTGCCATTAGCGTCGTCCGTCAGGTCTAATGTCGATACGCATCGCGCCCACCTGCCATGTCTCACCAAGACCGGTGGAAGCCACACGAAAGGCAACCTGCCTCCCTCTGATGCGGGTATAGACTTGTCCGGTGAATTGCTCAGCCGCAACCGGAAGCGTTGCACTGACGTACGGACTGCTTGATGAGTTGTAAGCAGTACCTGAGTTCTGACGAGCCTTAATAGTCAACAAGACATTTGGCGGATTCGGGTTTGAACTCTGATCCGTGCCTGCCGTCGATCCGGCAAACGTCAGGTCGGGCAGGATGCGCCAGACATAAGCAAAGTTATGCCCCTCGCCAATATCAAAGTCTGAAGACTCAATAAAGGCGGCAATCGGCTGCGCCGTGCCCGTTGACTCATCGTCCAGACCGAACTCATGCAGCAGCACTTGGTTCGGAGCCGTCAGCGTTACGTCCGAGTTGATTGCATGACTTGCGGCAACGGTCTGATTGACTCCACGGATGCAGTTAGGCAACTCGTTCGGGTTCGCTGTGCTTTTCCCGCTGTACGAGATCTGCTCGTTGTCGATGATGACCGTACCCGACTCGGGATAAGACGCGCCGTTGATGAGCGTGATCGTGGTTTGCGTAGCGTCGATGGCTGCGTCGAGGTATGACAACTGAGCGCCAAAGGCGAGCAGCGGGTAACTGCGATTGCTGTGTTCAGCCCATGCCGAACGATTCAACGTACCGTAGTACCAAACGCGCTCAAGGTAGTTGTAGATCACGTAACTGTCGTTCACCGTGCTGTTAGCGGACGGATAGAACCACCAGATTTCACTGAACGCTTCGTTGTGCCCGCACGTGACCTGTGCCGCTTGGCTTTGATTGAGATTGTTAAATACGAACTGACGAAGTGTGCAGGGCAACGTCTCAACGCGACCAGTGTAGGCATAGAACTTGTCCTGCCCCATCCAATACGTGACGTTGTTGACGGTACGCAGCGCGTTCTGCGAGATGATAGATACGTCTTGGTCCAGCAGGTTAAAGCCCCAGACAAACGGAGGTCCGAGGTACTGCATGGAGTAGATAGCCGTGTCCGTCCAGACCAGCAACTCTTGGCGCGAATTGTCCGCAGCCACGATATAAGAGCCGTGCGACAGGCGCTGCTCACCAGATTGATTAGAGACTTCCGGCACCCACTCCCAAGGATTGTCGGCATCAGACCAACGCACCAAGAGCGGATCAAACGTTGTTGTGAAGTCAGTCGGATCGTACGGAGTTGACCCCATCGCAATCGTGAAGTCGTTGATGGCCGAGTCGATGACCAAGTTAACTTCACGAGGAACATGCCGACCGGCATAACTAAATGAACTAATAGTTGTTGTAGAACTAGTAGTTACTGC